AGGCAGCCCCAGGGAGGAGGAGAGTCACCAGGGCGCACCAGGGAACCGAACCCGTACCAGGGAAGGGAGGAGGGAACGCACCAGGGAACCACCGGGCCGCCTACCAGGTTACTAGGCCGCAGAAGGTAGAACCGCGCTAGAACCTCTCCACGCGCCGTGCACCCGAACCTCTCGACGCAGGTGCGTACCCGCGAGGCAACTACGCACGCACAGCGCACGCGAGCTGTACCCCGCGCAGGCACGCGAAGAAACGCGCACGCAGGGGCATGGGGGCGCGCGGGCCTTCACGGTAGTGGGAGGTCTGGCGGATGGTTGCAGCAAATTCAAGCCGCCAGTTAGAACACACCACCCTGAGACCACCCGCACCCAAGGCGCCCGGTAAGACCGGAGCACCCTGAGCACGCCGTAGCCTTAACTCAACGCGATAGCGGTGATGGCGCCGGATGCAACGGTGAAGGTCACTGTGGTGCTGTAGGTGCCGGTCGGGGCGACACCAGTCAGGGCCTGCCCATTAACCACGACAGTCTCCGTGGCCGGCAGTACAGCGCCGGCAGTACGCAACGACGACAAGGCAGCATCCAAGGCAGCATCCACCTCGGCGACCAGGGTCGCACCCAAGGCAGGATTCTGCGGGTCCCAATCACCCTGAGCGAAGCGCTGGAGGTACGGCAGCGCGATGGCTGCTTTGTCGCGGGCGGTCAGGACTTGTGCAGCAGTTGCGGAAGTAATGCTCATGTGTTTCTCCTTCAGTCAATGAAGCCGTTCAGCGCATTGCACTGTTCTACGGCCTTGTGGTACGCCAGCAGTCCGAGGACCAGTCCAGCGTTGGTGTCCGGTTGCACAGCGGGATGCTGGCAGCGGACGGGTTCAGCACTTGAGCTGCTTGCACAGCTCGCTACGAACGGCAGGAGGCACAGGAGCATCCCGCCAAGCAGGTTCTTCATTCAGCGCACCTCGCACCTCTCGTTCTACGGCAGTGGCCCTGGTCTCGACAGCCAGGACCCCTTGTTGAATACGCCCAATTCGGGCCTCTGCGGCCTCTAGCTGCGACGCTAGGTTCTCGGCAGTGCGATGGTACTGCCACGCCTTCTGCGCAGCGTACAGGCCCGCTCCGACCGCTACAACGAGGGCCAGGATCAGGGCTACCGTGAGCCTCATCGCACGTCCTCCATGCACAGTCGGTACTCAGCCCAGCGACGGTTCTCAAGGCCCCGTACAGGCTTACCCTGCACCGTTGCCTTGTACCCTTGGGCTACCCCGTGCTTACCCTGCCACGGGGCCTGGATGGCGTGGCAGGTGGCTTCCCAGTCGCGTGCAGCCAGGGCTACCCGGAAGCGAGAGGGGACCTTGCGACCCCGCTCGTCCCGCTCCCAGGCCCAGCCGGATACACCGACGTTGTACGCCACGGAGACCATAGCCGCTTTAACGCTCTGTGGGGCCTCCTGGGGCACGTACAGGCGGATGCCGTCCCAGTACACCTGGACAGCCTTCAGCAGGTCCTCAGCGCACTCCTGGGCCGTGTACCGGGCCTTTGGGGTGCCCACAGTCTGACCATAGCACCAAGTAGTGACGCCCCCGACGTCCTTGTACGGGACGGTGCGGAGGGCTTCCTTGGGACCGATGAACTCGGCTGCGTTGTACACGACCCCAGTACCCAGGCCGAGGGCCAGGGCAGCAGCGGTCAAGGTTGCCTTGAACTTACGCATCGGTCTTACCCCGCTCCAGCAGGTACCACTTCCGCACGATGTACCCCAGTTGCAGTACCGTCAAGAGCACAGCACCAAGCACCAGCCAGTCGCTCACGGTGTAGCCTAGGATGGTGGCTGCGGCCACTCCGGTGATAGGCACGTTCATGCTAGCCTGCACCGCCGCGTCGATCTTGAAGTCAGTCATCTTTGTCATCTCCCGAACCTCTTTCGCATAACGCGGTGGCCCGACTTGAGTGGGCGGCCTACACCCGGCCCCGTGCCCATTGGATTACGCAGGAACTCCTGCACTACTGCCGCATCGCGGCGCTGTTGTTCCTTCACCTCGTCGATCACGAGGAAGCCCATGAGTTCGGCCACCAGACCCTCAAGAGCATCCAATCGGTCGTCCTTGGTCAAGGAGCCTCGGTCAGAGGTGATGTTGTGCATCTGGTACAGACCCGAGCGCACATCGCGGTGCTGCAACGGGTACTGCTTGAGCAACTCCAGGTCCATCTCTACGGCGCTGCGATGCAGCACTAGGCGATGCTTCTGCATCACTGGACGGATCGTGTTGATGATCCGCAGTTCCTTCTGCCCGGTCTTATGCCGCTCGTCTACACCTACGCCTGCGAGGCGCTGCTTACCGTCAGGGCCAATGCCCAGGAAGTGGTTACGGACGAGCTGGGTCACAGTACCTGCGCCCATGTTCTTCTCTACGAGGACGACCTTCACCCCGAAGTCCTTACACAACTGAACCAGCTTGTCGAGGTTGTCTTCAGAGACGCCGCCCTTGAACCCGCCCCAGGCTACGACGTGGATGTACGGCCCAACAGCACCGCCAATCGCAAACGCTAGCTCATCCCCGCCGTTACCGGCAGGGTCGAGGAACAGGGTCATCGACTTGATCTGCGCGAAGTGTTCATGTACGCTAGCTGGGCGGAACATCTCCACAGACTGCACAGGGAACTCTTGCGGCAAGTCGATCTTGAATCTTGGGTCTGCTGCCCAGAACACGCTCTCCGGTACTTGCTCGTGTGAGAAGTCGGCCACGATCAGATCGCGGAGCTTCAACTGCTGACGTGCAGCGTCGGAGAGCGAGGTGTTCAACATGAACTGGAGTTCAAAGGTCTCAGGCCCCTGGTCCAGCTCTTTATCGCACAGCTCCTCCTCAGAGTACCGCTCAGGGTCGGTACTCCAACCACGAGTACCGTCCAGGCCACGGCCAGTCTGGCAGCGGTCGCCGAGTAGCGCCATCCTTTCGAGAATGCTGGGCGCCAGCGCATCGCCGTACTTCGGCAGCTCGCTGGCTTTTGGGAATCGTCCCGGCCATACGCGGACAGTGAAGCCACGGCCAGGCAGGGTGTTGTAGATGGACTCCCGCGTTTGCGGTGTGCCCAGGTACAAGATGCGACCGTTCCTGTCGGCCACAATAGAGGTGAACTCCTTCGAGAGCGTGATGAGCTTCGCCCGCTCGGTGGCGGTGAGGCCGTTCTTCGTGGTCTCGATATCGTCCGGGATCAACAGGTCGCCACGATACCCTTGTAGGGACGAGGTGATACCCAGACAGTTCACAGATGCGGACTTGTCCACACCCTTCAAGGACCAGTGCACGTCGAACTCCAGCACAGAGGTCCGGTCCCCGGCGTACTTATCCGGGGCAAGGTACTGCAACAGCGGCCAGTTGTGGATCAGCCCGTGCATGAGCTTGCCGTTCTCCTCAGCCTTATCCTGGGCGCCGGAGACGAGGACCACACGATGCGTGGGGTCCTGCACCAGGTTCCAGAGGCCGAACAGACATGCAATGGTACTCTTGGCCTCGCCCCGTTGGGCGGCGACCATAGAGCGCTGAGGACCGTACTGCATGAACTCTGCAATGTCTTCCTGCATCCAGGTCATGCTGTACCCGAGGTACTCCATTGCGTCGCGGCAGAAGTCCACGAACTCCGGGTACATCTCGCGGACAAGTTGCGCCCGTTCAAACCGTTCGCGGACATCCATAGGTTATGCTCCGTACAATGCTGCTACGTCGCCCTTGGCCAGCTCTAGCTTGGTCCGTAGGCGGGTGACGTTACCCTCACGTTTACCCTGGAGCTGCTGGCGCAACTCCTCTAGGTCATCGCTCGATGCTGGATCGCACGTAATGGCGTTATCCTTCAAGAATTTTGCGATAGCAGCCTTATCAGCCGCCGGCAAAGGAATGGGTGGCTCCTGCTCTCTGTACCAGCGCAGCTCGTCCAACATAAGCTGCGCCAGTGCGCTGTGCAATTCCCCGAGAACCTCACTCGTCGCTTTCACAATTACACCTCATAAATACCTGCCTGCCAGTTCAACTGGTTAGTAACGGCTGAGCTAAAGTTTGTCCCGTCGTCCGTGAACAGACCCAACGTCGCCCCAGACGCAGAGGTCGGATTGGCGATAGCAACGCCGACCCTGTTACCGGCGTAGCTCCTGTCCGTCTTTGTGACCTGGACGGTTGGGGCCTTAGGATAAATGTACCTGAACGTTACTGGAGCAGTAACGCTACTCGCGTTGGTTGCCGTAGTTACTTGAACCCTACCACCCAGCACAGGCATACGCATCGGGGCACTTGCGAAACCACCAGCAGCAGACGCCAGCGTGATGCCAGATGGCAACCCCGCTAAATTCTCCACGATCAAATACTCAGGAGAGGTACTGCCCGAGGTAATATCGAGTTGTAGTACCTTGCCCAGAGAGCCTACATCAATAGCCTGTCCGCTGTACTGTATGTTTACTGGAACTGTACTACCCTCAAGACGTGCGCGCAGTAGGTAACTAGACGTACTTAAGCTGGGCGCTCGCAGACTGCCGCCTTGTATAAGGAAGTTACAGGGTTGCGTTGTATTTGTAGTGAGGACTGCGGAGTTCCCACCTACATCTATAACCCCACGGTTACCAGGCTGCGGATCGCCGGTTGTGTACAATGTGCATTGGTCGAGAAGGAATGTACCACCAAGAATCTCAGCGGATATAACAATCCAACCACCCGACGCGTTAGTGATTGTACAGTGTCTGTAGCTGATATCCTTCCCCTGCCAAGTTGCACCACCGTAGATTGTGCAGTTTTCGTAGCTGCAATCCTCGGCGTTACCGTGGAAGTCTGCGCAGTGTGTACCAGAGGTAATATCATTCCTAAGTGTGCAGTTACGCATACGCACATTACGGACCGGAACGCAGCCTACTTCTGCATCGCCGCCCGTGGCGATGGCATGTCGCCTAGCGTAGACTTTACAGTTGTCTGCCCCACCGTCGTGACAGTTCCCAAAGATGATTCCATAGTCATCGCCACCGTCGCCGATGTTCGATATATTACTGTTTGTGATCTTAGCGTCATAGCAGCGGGCAAAATACACACCGGCGTTGTTTGCAAGGGTGACCGTCACGTCATCGACGCGCGGTGAAACGACAGCCTCCACTAACAGTCCATTCATTGGGACTGTCCCGCCAACGATTTGGATGCTAGCTATATCAACTACACCAGAGACTACTTTGTAAATAGCAACAGTAGCCCCGTCGTATGCGGCATAGAGTGCGGAACGGATTGTCACGGTGTTCCCAGAAACCGCCCTGACCTCACAGAACTCTCCTGCGCGATAGCTCGTCCGAAATCCCGAGAAGCTGCTATCAGTCGGGTTGTAGATGATGAATACATCCCCCGCTACAAGATTAGGGGTGCTGGCAAAGTCAATGGTTAGGGACCCAGCCGACACGGAGGATATATTCGGCAAGGCAACTAAGCTCCCCACACAACTGAGGACCGATGTACCAGTGAACGCAGCAGTCGGGCGTATAATAGATGTAGCGCCATCACCCGCAATCTGTAGAGAGCCCGTACTGCTAATCCCCCTATTTATCTGATAGTCCCCAGACGGTATGTGTACAGGTGCCCCTGAATCCACGGCAGCTTGCAATGCGGCCCAGTCTATTTCGTCGGAGAGTGCGACTGCATGCGGATAGACAGTCTGAGCTTCCGCTAGAGTTGCGTATCGCTCAGAGAGGGGGTGGCTGGCGCCATCACCAACGGCGCCAAATTGCGCTGGTGTGACCCGACCCATTTCCAGAAACTGTAGGCTTTGACCGACCGACCCGACCGGATAACTTACGTCTCGGTCGTAGCCTAGCAGCCCAGGCCCCTTCGCCGGGTCGGCGAGGTCTAGACGCAACTGGTGTGCGGAGTCAATGGTGGCAGCATCCACTTTATCCGATGCCGCCTGCGCAATGCCTCTGGCCTCCTCTGCGACACTCAGCGCTTCGGAAGCAATGCCATGTGTCTCATTCACTGCCTCTTGTACAGTGTACAAGAACTGGGTATTATTCTCGTCTATGAATCGCGGCAGTAATGGCACGCCGTTGGCGAACTCGTGCCGAGGCTCGAATGCCTCAGTGCTGCGCCGTACACGGATTGCGGCCCCATTTACCGGGACCGCTGCCAGTTGAATCCAACCTGCCGAGATGAATGTGAAAGCTGCCGGATCGCCGCCCACAGTCACAAACACCTCTTGCTGCTTCTGGTACGGGAATGTGACTTGGAACGTATCCTCTACGCCGTCGCCTACGTAGTCGGCCCATGTACTGGGTGTTTGCGCCATGGTTGTTACTCCTTCAATGCGTTCTGTAGTAGTGCAGTACCCGGCATCACACCCACGAACGGGAGGGCGGTACGCGCAGCCTGCATGTAATCGGCAAGGGCCTCTGAGCCTTCACCTTGGAGCAAGTGCCCCGTCCCCTGCACAATACTGCCAGGGGCGTTGGCCAGACCGAGCACAGGGGCAGAAAGCCCGCCACGTCCACCAGTCAGGCCGACGATACCGGCTGCGTCACCGATGAAGCCAATACCGGCAGTGTAGCCAATGGCTTTGCTTGCCAAGGTCATGAGGCCCGCCTCTGACTCCAGGTCCACCGACTCGCCTTTGCGCAGCTCGTTTGCAGCTACCATCATCATGGTGAGTGGGTACTGGTGGGCTAGGAGGACTGCCAGTCCAGTGTAACCCGAGTTCTGGATAGTACCGCGTAGCAGCTTGTTGTGTGCGAAGCTCACGAAGCTACGGAACTGGCCGAGAATCTGGCCGAGCTGGCTACGGGCGAAGCTACTGCCCTGACCCGACCTACCGTACAGGATCGTGTCGTCCATGATCCGGGCACCGACGTTCAGGGCGGCATCGACTGCATCCTGCGGCCAACCGTCCCAGTTCATACTCCTGACGTTCTTCCCGTTGAACTCGGCGTTGTCATCCACAGCCTTCTTGATCTTGCCCCAGGCCGTGTCGTCCAGGCCGTACTCGCGCAGCATCTGCAACGCCTTACGATCGCCCTTGGCAGCCCTGCCGATGGTATTCATGGTGAGGTTGGCGTTCAGGCGGACCTGGTGCGTATGCACAAACTTCATAGCGTTCAGGATCGGCGTGGCCTGGTTGCCCAGGTACAGCACGCGGTCCAGCAAGGTGTCGCGGGAGGTGAGGTTCGCCTCGTACTGACGAAGCCAGGGACGTACCCGGACATCGCGTGCGAGGTCCAGACCAACCACAGAAGACAACTCGTCGTACAGGTCAGGATCGCGCCCAGCCTTACGGAGCAACCCGGCAACGCCAGGGAACTGTTTGAAGAACTCTGCCGTGGTACGAGCCGCCCCGTGACGGTACGCCAGGGTGCCGTACTCAGCTACCTGCCACAGCCCAGAAGCTGCCAGCATAGTGCTCTGCGCAAGGCTCTTAGCCCGTTGGGCGGTTGTACCCAATACAGTGCCAGGTGGGCGGTTGCCGGTGAAGTCTGACATTAGGTGGTCGAACTGGAGCATACGATCGTCAATGTCTGCATCCGTGAGCTTTGCATTCACCAAGGTGTCGTAGTAGCGGCCCCGGAGGGCTTGAATACTTGCGTCGTCCCCGCCTACACCGGCTGCCGAGAGGGCCGACCGACCCGCCATCTGCTGGTTGTAGTTCTCAGCCAGGCGACTTAGATCTGTGTCGATCATGTCCAGCACCGAGATTGTGCGACCGTCGGGTGTGGTAATCTTCACGGTCATATCCAGCGGTAAGCGAGTCTTGCTGTACTTGGACTTGCCGGCCTCATCAAGGTTCTGCTCAATCCGCCCCATGACACTCTTGATCGTAGCGTCGTCTGTACCGGCCTCCACGAGCATGGTGCGGATTGCATCCGTGTCTGTCTTGCCCAGGGCACCCATGAACTCGGGGCGCAGGCCAGCGGCCTTGGTCCGGGTACGTGTCAGAATCGCGGTACTGATCAACCCCGCCTCTTTCTTGGTCAGGCGTAGACCCCGCACGATGCTCTCGGTGAGCAGGTTCTTCACGGTCTTGCGACCGTAGGCGTCCTCCAAGGCACGAATCTTCGACTCACTCCAGGCGCGGTGGAAGTAGCCGGGGCGCGGTGTGAAGTCCTCAAACCCAGCTAGGCCCTGGCGCTTGGCCAGCTCCGCCCCTTGGGTCATCATCTGCTCGTACTCGTCGGCCAGGCGCTTCACGTCCGGGTCGAGGCGCACGTCCGCGACGGCACCGAAGCGGGTCCACTCCGCATCGCGGCGGGCCAGCTCCTCAGCCACCTTACGCTCCAGCGCATCCCGCGCCTCGCCGTAACGGCCACTGGCGTCCATTTTGATACTGAACGTGCCGAGACCTTCGCGCTGGGCGATAGTCTTCTCCAGACCCTCCGTCCACTTGGCAAAGGTGCCGTCGAGGATGTTTGAGTTCACCCGGAAGGTACTAGCGGCGTTGTCGTTGGTTAGGATACCGGCACGACGCACCGGATCGTCCACCACATTGGCCAGCACTGCCGCCGACTCGGCGGATGGGGAGATGAGTTTGTCGGTCTCTGAGAGGAAGTTCGTCAGACCAGAGAACATGCCCCCAGGTGCGCCGGGAGTCCCTGCTTGGGAACGTAGACCGTCCAGGCCCCGACCACCCACCAGGGCGAAGGCCCCAGCAGTCACGCCGAAGTTAATAGCGTAGTCCAGCGCCTCATAATCCTTACCGGCGTAGTCGGCCATAGCAGACACCGCAACGGCAGAACTCCCGCCAGCGATGGCGGACGAAAGGCGCCCCATCTTCAGCGCCCTGGTGCCGCCGAAGGTTGCGATATCCGCCAGGATAGTCAGTGGATCGACCATACCTGTCGTGAAGGCGACGACACCGTGGCGGGCCAGGATAGCCTCGCGGGCCTCCTTATCGGCAATACCCGTGGCGATCCAGCTCGCCTCCTCAGAGGACGTGGCTTTCGCCAGGGCGGTGAGATTGTCGTCGGTATCCTGAATACCGTGGGCACGGAGGATGTCGCCGTACTCCCGCTTGATGTCGAAGTTCGGGTCGTGTCGGGGGAACATCTCGTCCCGATCATCCAGGTACGCTCGCAGCAAGTACGCGGTTTCGGTCTCTTGCAGACCCGCTTGCCAGGTATCCCAAGTGCTGCGCTTAGCATCAGCAACCGCGAGTTCCAGCGGCTGAGCGCGAAGCAGTTGCTCCCGCTCTGCAATCTGTCCAGCCAGGCCCTGGTCCACTGGGGACCAGTCCTGGGTAAGGGAGGTGGCCGCACCCGCGTTCACTTGCGCGAACTCCTCCGGGGAGAGTTGAATCTTCGGTGGTGTGGGGTTGGCCATGTAGCCTCCGTTAGTTTCCGTAGAAGTGCCCCTGCATCTTCGTGATGAAGTATTCGGCACGATCTGGGGTTTGCTTGTACCACTTGGACTTCCGCACCTGCTTCTCGAAGGTGTCGAAGTCCTTGTTGCGGATTGCCTCGAAGGTCTTCTCGAACCCACGGGCACCTTGCGGGCCGAGCTGATACACGGCGCTGCCAAGGGCCAGCTTCGACCACACAGCAGTTACGCCCAGCTCTTGCGCAATGCGCTCGCCTTCCAGCAGTGCCCTGTCGGAACTGTCGAGGAATGCCAACTCGGCTTCTTCGCGGGTGATCGTGTCGCCGACCTTCATGCGCCCAGTGACGTTCTCGCCGACGCCTATGGCTACGCCGTTACGATCCTTGTACGCAGTCAGGCGAATACCCTCTTGCTGCACAAGATCGCGGCGCCACTGCAACACAGCGTCCGGTCGGATACTCGTGCTTGTGCGGCCTGAGATACTCAGCTCGACCTCGCCGTGCTTAACCACCTCACCCACGTAAGCACGGTTGGCCTTGCCGACAGTCTCGTCGATCTGCTTGTCGATCTGCTGACTGACCCGCTGCCAATTCACCAGCTCCGGCGCTGCGGGGACGCCATCGGAATCCACTTCCGTCGTCCACACGCCTACACCGTCCGTGTAGAACTCCCGTTGGAATCCTTTCGCAGATGGTGGGTACAATGTCACCAGTGCAGCCGACACCCGATCTTTTGTGGCTCGGGGGTTATCTACTAGTCGTTCTAGTGCGACATTTCTTGGAAGCACTACCCGCGTGGTCTTGCTACCCTCCGGGCTGACTTCGATGGTGCGTTCCTTGACTCTGGCGGCAGCCAGTTTCGCAATCGCACTGGGCGCCAACCCGGCGTACTGGGGCTGGCGTGCCAGGGCAGCTGCCTCCATGGTAGTCTGTGCCCGCAGCGTCTCGAACGCTTGACCCTCGTTCCGGGTTCTGCTACCTTCCGTGACAAGCCCCCAGAGCTGGGAGAACTTGCCAGTCTGAATCTCAGCCTGGACAGCCTCCTCCAGCTTGCGGGTCTGGGCCTGCCTGGACGGCTGATCCTGCCGTTCGTAGGCTGCCTGGGCCAGGGCCGCATTGCGTAGGCTCTGCACCGGGTCAGTGCCGTTTGGCACGTCCACTAGCATCTGGCTGAACAGGGGTTGAATCTCTCGATCCAGGGCGCTAAGGAGGGTTGACTCCCCTTCCGGGTTCGTGGTGGACACTCGAATGGCCTCGTCCGCGAAGGCCCGCACAAGCTCGACCTGTGCTGGGTTTGCAGCATCCGGGTTCAGGGTCAAACTGCGCACGGCGGCGCTCACCTCAGTCGCTGCGCGTTTAGGGAGGGTGCCGAGGCGTGCCCCCATACGCAGGGCTGTTGCGGCCTTAGTGGCCACTGGCATTTGCTGGAGGTCTGCCTGCTCGTACCAGGCGTCCAGGGCCTCGGGTACGGACCAGCCGAGATTGTCCAGGGCCTGCTTATCACCCCGTTGCAGGGCGTCCATAGCACCCACCAATGCCTGCTTGTTCGACCTCGACGTGTACCACTTGTCCCACAGGGCCTTCTGCTGATTCGCTGTCATGCGCCCCGCAGCAGCCTCCTGCGCCGTATACAGCAGCATATCCTCGGGCGTAATGGCACCTTGCTCGACACGGGCCTCGAACTCAGCAGAGCTGCGGCTGATCCCCACGGCGTCCAGGGCGCGGGTACGGCCCTCCGAGGCTCGAATCCCCTCGTTCACCTTTGTCCGGGTGTCGAACCCAAGGGTGTCCAGGAGGCCCATGTCCTTCATGGCTGTGACCACCTCGCGGTGATCTTCACTGAGCACACCCATCAGGAACTGCTCAGCCACCTGCTGCCGCATGTCCTCGGGCAGGGTGTCAGAGGCAGCCACGTCGCGGTAGAAGCCTACAATCTGCGAGGCGTACTGCTGCTGCGCCTCGAAGTCACCGCCGAGCTTGGCCTTGCCGTAGCTTGTCAGGATACTGTTGCCCTGCGCAGAGATGCGCTTACCAACCTCCTCAATACCCCACGCCTTGTATGCCTTAGCGTGGGCACCGACGAGGGCCTCCTCCAGTTGAGTCTGGGAGGCGAGGGCCTGGGCACGGCCCTGATTAGACAGGCCGTCACCCATACCCTCTAGGATCGCACGGGACTCTCGCCCCAACTCCTGAAGGAACTGCTCAGGCGGCAACATGCGCCCCTTGGTTTGGATGAACGCCTGCACCCGCTGACTCATCTCCGCCTGGCGGATACGGTAGTCTTGATCTTGGAACCCGCCCCGGATGAACGGGCGGGCGAGCGGATCGCCCTCCACATCCTCCAGGGCCTGCCCGAGCATCCGTGCCCGCTGACCCTGCATGTACTCCTGCTTCACGTCGGAAGCGAACTTCTCCTGAGCGATACTCTCGCCAATCTGGAGCAGGCCACTCAGGGCCTGGAGCGCTACGTTGTCCTCGGCCTGCGCACGCTCTGCCTGGAATCGTTGCGGGTTGTAACCACCCACCTGGCCCAGGTTGCCAGTAGCTAGCCGCAAGCGCGGCGGATCGAGTTCAGCCATATTACTCTCCTATCGCCCAGGCCCTACGCCCGAGCGGAATCCAGCCTGACCGGCAACAGCTACGCCGCTTTGGCCGTATGTGCCGCCAGTGGTTGATGTGCTACCGAAACTACCGAACGAGAACGCCTGAGAGGCGTATGCGGAACCTGCTGACAGGCCACCCTGGACAAGGCCCCCGAGAAGGATGCTCCCGATACTCGGAACCTTCTGGAGCTGGCCCAAGCCCGCACGGGTGCCGAGCATCAGCTCACGGATACGGTTGTTCAGGTCGTACTCCTGCGCGATGTGCTGCTGCTGTAGCTCAACAGATACCTCGGCCTGCTCGCGGTCAATATCGTCCAGGGTTGCGTCAACGCTTGCGCCCTGCACCCCCGCAGCGGCCTGGGCGGCGCGGGTACTGCCACGCACCTCGTCCGCCATACGCCCCGCTAACTGGAGGTTCTTGGCGGTCTGTGTGCGTACCTGCCCGCGCTGCACCTCGATAGCCGACACGCCCTGGAACGCCTCTAGGACGTTCCTGCGGTTGGCTTCCTTGGTGAGTTTATTCTGCGCCTTAATCTGCTGGCGTTGTTGCAACCCGCCGAAGATACCTTGGGCTGCCGACAACCCGCCGATGGCGAGTAGTGCTGGTAATGCCATTACTGCCTCCTATAGCGCTGGTTGTACCGGAACCCGTACTCCAGGCTGGTAATGTTCATGTCGTAGTAGTCGTCAGTCTCCAGGGAGAACTGCGCCGTCTGCATATCCACCCTGGCAGGGGTGTCGAGGGTTGCCGTTGCCGCTAAGGGCAAACCCGCGCCCAGGTCCCGACTGTACAGGCGAAGCGGCGTGGTCGTGTACGCGGACTCCCCGCGTGCCTGATCGGCCACACGGAACGTCACTTCCCCGGTACTGTCCAGAGACCACGTTAGACGGTGCAACTGCGTGCGCTCTGTAGTGATCGGTACGCCGTTGGGGTCCCGGAGGATGGGGCGGGTCGGCCCGAGCTTCGAGAGGTAGCGTAAGCCAATGCGGTACTGATCTCCCGCCTGTGCCCCGACGACCTTGATGTACACCGTGGCCCCGTCTACCCGACGATCCCCACAGCGCTGGCCGAGGGACTGGAACTCGCCCGAGAGCTTGTACGCGAAGGTGCTATCCTCCGGGTACAGGTCCGCAGCAAACGCTGGGATGGCCACCTCCTCGTCCGCGTTGGCCGCCCCGACACGGTACAGGTCCAGGAATCCACCTGGGATACTCTGGGCATCCCCAAGGCGTTGCATGAACAGCTCGCCGAGGATGACCCGACCCGCAACGTGGAACAGCAGGATGAGGCGGTCGCCCCGGAAGTACGCACCCGTGATGTCCTGCGGGAAGCTCCACTTATGCCACGCGGCGTGAACCTTCTCCCCACCTTGCCAGAGGTACTCGTGCACAACCAACTCGCGGAGATTCGACGTACCCACGACCACGATGCTCGTTGTACTGGAGGTCGCCAAGAAGCGTACAGGCCCCGCAATGTACTTCGGCAGGTGCGACGTACTGTCGCTCGCCTCCACTTGGGCATCAGTGTACTGGCTTGGCAGCATCTCCCACACCGCGCTCCATGGACCGCTACGGGGACTGGCAAAGAACACTGTGCGCCCAGCGACCACAGGCGAGCAGGAGTTCTGGAAGCTGTACTCTGTAACGACCGCCGCTGTGGCGTTGCGACTCGTGAGTAGGTTCGCCCCCGGCACCAGGCCCTGGTGGGTTTTGGCAAAGAGCACCAGGTCCTTGTTGAAGGCCACGGCGTACTCATACGGGGAGGCCACTGGTGCAGTAGCCGCGACCTCGATAGGATCGTCGTCAGACTGGGTACTGACACTGGCCCGGAACCAACGCAGTGGGTTCCCGCTTGCGGACATGCACACGTACTCGCCAGCCAGCAAGACCAACCGCCCCTGCATGGTCGTCATCCCAGAGATACCCTGCTCGGTGAACTTCAAGGCAGGGTTCGACGTAGCGTCCCCAGAGGCACGGCGCTCGTAGTTCAAGGCAGTCAGGCTGAAGTTCGGGGCCGAGTACGTGATCCGTAGCGGCATGTCGATCAGCTCAGCTTGTGCACCCCGAGACGCATCCTCGTCCCACTTCCGCTCAAGATCGACCCAGCGGAAGTATGTCTTGTTCTTAGCGGCGCCGGTAGCGATGATGAACCCATCCGCATCGGCAGGTAGTTTTGCAGGCAGCTCGGCGGCGTCCCTGATACTGGCTGCATTACTTGCCCGGAGGAAGTTACTGCCAGAGTCGGTACTCACCGCGATTGCCTCTGGCGCGGTAACGTACAGGTACGCACCGTCCTGGTAGTACGCAAAACCGGCAGCAGTACCAATGGTTGCATCCGCCTCTGCCGCCGTGCGGAGCTGCGTGATCACGTACTCGCCGGTAGCCTGACTGGCCTCTGTTGCAGAGGTGGTCACGTCTACGGAAGTCGTGACCCCCGTGACCTGGTTGGTGATGGATAGGCGGTACTGCTTCGAGAACGCCCCGGCGACTACGTACAGGTAGCCCGCACGGGTTGGGTCCGGGTACGCACTCGCACCAGACCATAGCTGCGTTTGCGGGATAACCTCGGTATTCGCCACGAACACGCTGTCATCTAGTGCTGCGAATCGGATGCTTCTCCCTGTACCTGCGGTAAGGTAGCTGTTTGTCCCCGTGAACAGGACTTCACCGGTTGCATCGTCGAGGATAGTCAGCGTCCCGTCCAGTGTGTCCACCAGCAGCAGCACCTCGCGCCCCGAGAATGTGGCGAGGGAGTACGCGAGGCGGTTGGCATCGGTAGCGGCCATGGCGTCGGCGATCAGGTGCACCGGACTACGGCGGCGAGGACCTGTCACCAGATCACTCTGCATGTTCAACTGCGACTCGACCTGCCCCTCAAGGCGATCCTTGGCAGTCTGTTGACTTACGCCAAACAGGAGCTGCCGGTACGATCCTGCAAAGTAACTCATTAGTTGTACCTCGCTTGACGCCACTGGTGGCCGGGGTCCGCTTCCGCAGGGTGAGCTTCCGCTGCCGGATGTGGACCGCCCGGACCTCCACGTATGCTGCGGACATCTTGTTCGCAATGACCTGTGCCGTACTATCCGCGCCGAAGTCGGCGACGTACACCTCGTAGGCGCAGCGGTACACCACGAGATAGCGCATACCCTCGGGTAGCTCGTCGTAGGGGATATCCAGTACGACACGCCCCTTCACCGGAGCGCCAACTACCTTAGAACCTGTACCAGTAACACGGACGTAACGGCCCGCCCAGGTGAACTTCTCCACATCGTCTGGATAGAAGGCCAAGGTATCCTCGGATAGAAGCACCTCACCAGCCGGCGAGGGACTTGCGGTGAAGTCATCAAAGCTGTTGAACCACCAACCCTCGGCGAGGGTGTTTCGGCGAGCGTCCTCCATAGCTGGGAGAATCTGCGCCAGCGTGGGGTACGTCTCGTCTACAGAGGTCACGGGGGTCTCGCCGAGTTCTCGTAGGACGAGGTTCACCGCCTCAAGAAAAGTAAGTTGCATAGGAATCTCCTTTTGTTGGGCCTTCTCGGCGAGAAGAACCAAAAAAAGGACCTACCCCGAAGGATAGGTCCATGCTGTTACCGCCGCCCTTACGGGTTGGTGACGGTGATGTCGTGCACCGCTACAGCGTCGGGGCGACGCTGGCCGATGTTGTACGACTGGAAGGTGTCCAGGTAGTGGCCGAAGTCTTTCTTCTCCTCCCAGAACTGGGCGGATACCGGGTGCACCTGGGCCGAGATGAGGGCCATGCTCGGGATGAAGGTGATCATCTTGCGGCGGACCTCGGCGTCGGTGACGTTGAAGTCGGCACCCAGGGCGTTCGCGGTGATCGCGGACTGCGGGAAGCGCGGGGTCTCGACCACACGCACGCCGTTCAGCATGGCGATACGACCACCTACGAAGGAGTTGCCACCTTCTTTGGCGCCGAACTCGACGTTCATCAGGCGATCATGCTCCAGCAGGAACGAGAAGATCACCGGGTCCAGCAGGGTGACACCCTCGGACATCAGCTGGTCGCCCAGGTCGCGGAAGACCATGGCCTCTACGCCCTGGCGGTGAGCGGCTACCAGGACGTCGGCATCGGCAGCGGCATCAGCGGCCAGGCCAGAGATGGTGCTCGGCAGCAGGATACCATCGTGGAAGGCTGGCTTCAGATGTGCCGGGGCCAGGAAGTCGCCGCACTTCTGGAGCTGGATGATGCACGCCTGGTCGTACTGGCGGGCCAGGGCGATGCCGTCCTCGCGGGCGGTTTCCTTGCGGACATCCAGGTTCGAGGTCCACTCGTCGAACTTGTCGAAGAAGTGGCGGGCGTACAGCACAGTGTCCACGGTCAGGTTCAGCTTGTCGCTGACGTTCTTCTGGACCACCAGCTCCTCACCGGCCTTACGGCCTGCGATGGTGCTGGCACCTACGCGGTCAACGCGCAGTTGGTTGGTGCCGCGCAGGGAGCGGACGTTCATCCAGGAGGCGAACTTCGAGCTGTACATAAAGCTCGCGTCCACCAGGCCCAGGTGCTCCTCGATGTGCAAGCTAACATCAGAGTTCGCACCACCCCAGCCCGGACGAGTGTGGGTATTAGCAGCGGGATAAGTCATGGATCAGTCTCCTTACAGACCTTGTTTGATGCCGAGCTGACGCTGGGCACGCAGTTGCTCATACTTCTCCGGGGAGAGGTTGCGCTCATTGATGGCCGCGATATAAGCCTCGCGGGAAAGCCCCTGCATCGCACCTGGGGTGCCTACAGGTTGCTGGTTATGCACCACGACTTGACCGGAGGCCGTTGCGAAGTCCATAATTTGCTTGGCGGCGAACTTCATTTTCTTGAGGTCGCCACTGTCGATCAGCTCTGCGATCACGGCCCGAGTTGATTCGTCCGCAACAGAGTTAAACACCTCTACCGCTTGCGTCAGGGTCTCCTGACCGCCAGGGATGTCCTTGAGCATCTCATCACGGAGGCGCTCGCCGGCACGGGTGGCTGACTCATTCAGCCGACCAGCTTCCCGGATAAGGACCTTGGCCTGCTGCTCGCCGAGCACCTCGATCAGATAGCGCTCGTCGATGAAGCGTGGATCATCCTCCTCGATAGCCTTGCCAAAGGCGCGTTCGAGGTCGAGGTCCTTACCCTCGATGATGAGGTTCACCAGGTCGATACTGGCGGCTGCTGCCGGATCACTGGCCACGTCCTCGCCTATGAGGGCGAGGAGGCCACCAGGCTCGGGTGCGGCAGCCGTGGACTCAGCAGGTTGGTTCGCAGCCTGACGAGCAGCCTCGGCAGCAGCAGCTACCTCCGGTGGCGGGCCAGCTACAGGAGCAGGCGCCGGGGTAGGCGTCGGCTCAGCGGTTGGGGCCGCGCTCGGTTCTACTGCTTGTGTTTCGGTACTCATGAGGTCAGGACTCCTGCTGAGGTCTCGGCAGCCAGCGCACCGCTAGCTACATCCAGTTGTTGTTGTGCCAAGGCAGCTTCCTGCTCGGCTTCCGCAGCCACCACGTCAGGGTCTTTCGACAACGTGGAGAGGTCAACGGAGTTGTTGGCGAAGATACGCTCTACGAGCTTCTCAGGATCGAATCGCTTGCTGAGTTGCACCAGCGCCGGGACGATAGCGCTGGCCTCCTGTGTTGCGCGGAGGATGTTGGCGGTCTCGATGTTCCTGGTCAGCGCCGGGATACCGGTGATAATGCTCGGGCGGTACACGCCCTGGGCGATACCGAGTAGCATACCGCCGTTACCACGGGATGCCTCGTACATTGTGAGGTACGCCAGTGGCGCCTGCAACGTCTCAGCCAGCAGACTGTACACGCCGCCCAGGAGGTTCTCTGCCTCCTCAGCAACAGTACGAATCTCCTCGACCGTCACACGTTCAGCGTCTCGTACTTGCCCGGTGTACATGAACGCCCGGTTCAGGCGCATCACGATGCTCTCGACACTGGCACTGGCCTGGGCGATCTTGTTGTAATCGCCGCGCTCATACGACGCAACCGATCCAACCTGGCCCGGTACGAAGTCACCGGTCTCAGCATCACGGTAGTCGTCCACCGCGCCACCCTTTGCCTCGTCCACGAGGTTCAGCAGACTCAACGCCTCGAACTCGTACAGGCCCAGGCGCTCGCTGAGGATGGACAGGCGGGCGAAGTCGCCACTGTACTCCTCTACGTAGCCGCGACCGTAGTGCTCGCCGTCGGGTACGTTCCACGCAACGGGGACATACGGGCAGAGGTGCGCAGGGTAGCTCGATTCCGGGCCGACCCGCTTACCTTCTAGCTCGTGCCATACTGCACAGCGTTTCCCGTTCGGGGTAGGCTGCCACTCGATCACGGTGTACAGGTCGCACTTGTCTGAGTCCCGCTTGGCAATCTGCTTCGCCTGGGCGTCTGCCTGAATCTCGGGAGTCAGCTCTCGGAACGGCATCTGCTGGCGAAGGACAACCACGGCGGGGTCGCCATGAGAGGTGCGGCGCACCGTGTACGACTGCATGGTCCACACGAGCATCTTACCGGTGCCTGGCTCGCGGTAGAACAGGGCGTTGCCTGTGACTACCAGGAGCTTGAGGATGCGGTGCAGCTTCGAGAGGCTAGCGTTTACGAACAGGCGCCGAGTAGCGCGGCGCTCCAGGTCAGCAGTGCGACTGTGCAGTTCGGACTGGTCGATGCCGTTAGCGGCTGCCAGCTCTTGTAGCGTGTCGTCCAGCTCGATCTGGAAGCTGGGTCGGCCCGGTGGGAACAGGGTCAGCGCCAGCTTGGCCGTCAAGTTGTTTACGAGGAAGGCGCCGGCAGACTGAAAGTCGTACTCAACTACTTCCGCCTGGTGGGTCTTGTCGAGCGGGTCCACCATCAGCGAGGCGATGGTGAACTTTGCGAAGTCCTCGGCCTTGCGGATCGCAGTCGAGTCTCGGTACTCCGCCCACATTGCAGAGGCTTGCTGTCTCATCGTTACCCCACGTTAATGCCGAGGGAGGATGCGAGACCTCCGGTACGACGACGACGCGCCTTAGTGCCGGCTTCTGCCTGTGACTCGGCAGTGCCGCCAGTATCAATCGTGGGGATGTTCTCTACGCTCAGGTCCACCTGGGCGTTCTGAGCTGCACGGCGTTGCTGCTCCAGCGCGGCTTCCAGTGCTGAGTTCGAGGAATCCTTCTCCCCGCCACCAAGCAAACCGCCACCGCTAAGCAGCCCACCGCCAATTGTGCCCTTGAGGACACTACCCACTGCCTTTTTGATCTTTTTGGCCATAGACCCTCCTGTAGCTTGTCTTGTAAACCCCCGGCCCAAGCCGGTGAGTAAAGGCTATCGTCGGGAGGTTCAGTTGTCGGGCCAGATTCTTGGCCACTCGAAGGAACGCTGGGGACACCCCCGCGTTCCTGAACTCAGGCAGGACGTACTGCCACTGCACCGCGAGGCACTCGCCTACGTGCAGATCATCGTCAACTGCGAGTACAGCGATCCCGGCTGCCCGACCACCCACGGTGGCCAAGACCTCCAGGCGCTCGATGGAGCACACGCTCTCATGAGCACGTCGCTTAAAATCCTGAAGGGATGTAAACTGCAGCTCGGAACACTCACCCCACGCCTCATCCATGAACCAGCGTCCGTCAGTGGGTTCCCCTGGCTGCCGCAAGTTGTAGATTACTGAGGGCACGGTGCAAAGTCTCCGGGGCTGAGCATCTGGCAATACAGGCAGCGATCACGCTGTCCCGACCTGCCTCGTACATAACTGTGTGCACATCCAGACCAGGGCCGATGGGCTGGGACCCGAAGGTCTTGAGCAACCATACGATCTGGTCTGGTGTGAACTTAACCTGTGCATCGCTTTCTTTGGGCACGGTTTTCTCCTGGTCATTATAGTGCGACAATTAACAGAACCCAAATTCCGAGCTTCGGAACAGGGTCAAGTCCAGGTTCCCTTTCGGCGGTGGTGCTACCTCCTCCTGCCCGATCCCACGCAGGAACAGAGTGATAGGATCGAACTCCGAGTACAGCCGCACAAACGCCTCCCGGATAGCTGTGTGCATTTCATCCACGCTAGAGGGGTGTGTACCAAAGCTGTCGTGGATCGCCACCATTGCATGTCCACCGTCCTCCAGCAGTCGGGCCGTGAAGGTTAGGTGCGCTGCGTCTAGGGCGTGTACGAAGTTCGGTGCCACGGCATTCTGCATCCGGTTGCCTCGGGTCTGGTCCAGGTCCTCCCGCACCACGATGTCCGTGATACCGCACGACCTGATCTTAACCCGGTGCTCCACGAAGTCGCGGTAGTCGTGCTCGACCAGTAGGCCAGTCGGGCTGAACCACAACATCGGTGTGTCGCCAGCGGCGCTGCGTGCCCGCTCCCGGAGCCAACGCATCGCTGCGGCGGCAGCAGGCACCACATCCTCGATTGCCGAGAACAGCACACGGCCCAGGTAGTATGCTAGGTCGAAGATACGGACACCATCGGGCACGATCGCCTGTTGCTCTTCCAGCCAGTCGGCAATGCCCTCCGCTACACCGCGCAGTGTCGCGCCATATACGTAGGTCATTACAGGCCCCTTAGCCAGGGTGCGGGGAATCTCCCACTGGGTCCAGAGCTTGGCCAGGTGCCAGTCCTTCGAGGCCGGGTTGGCTGCGTCGCGGTTGATCCGGGTCTGCGCCACCTCGGCCACCTTGCGGTAGATGTCGGCCTTGGAGTCGCCACCGCTGTCGTACAGGTTCACGTACTGCCCACCCACCGGGTCGCGGAGCATCGCTGAGAAGTGCTGGAGGCCAGAGCAGGTCGCGTCCATGTGGATCGGCAGGCCAGTGCAGTACGCTGCTGGGTTGCCGGAGCGCTCGGCCTCGCGCCATTCCCACACGGCAGCGAATGCCCCGAGCGGGGTGTCGGCCTCGGCAAAGCACGAGTCTGCCGGTGCCTCCAGGGCTGCGAACAACTCAGCCTTGCGCTCAACAGCCCAGGCTGCCCGAGCATCGAAGCGTGCCTTGTCCTCGCCGAAGCAGTTCGCCACATGCACCTGTATCCAGTACAGGCCACGCTCGCCCAGCGGGCGCTTGTCGGCGAAGTGCAACAGCGCCTTACACATCTCGTCCCCTTGCGGGTTCAACACCCCACGGTAGTAGTACCGACCACGGCTGTCGATGAACGTCGGGAACCACACTCGAGCAGCAGCGCCGGCAGAGACACGGAGGGCCTGGCCGATGCCTTGCTGTGCTTTGCGGAGTTCCTTCTTACCCATGTGCCAGGCGTGCATACGGCGCTTCCAACTCGCAAAGCGCTCCAGCTCCGCCTCGGTAGCTGAGTCCTTGTCCCAGGTCTCTGGGAATGGGAACGCCGGCTCGGGCGGTGCCTCGCGCTTCGGGATGCCCAGGGCACCGCCGCCGCTGTTCCACACCTGCTTGATCAGCTCCAAGGTGGGGGTGTGTATGCTGAACGCCTGGGCCTGGAGGTAGTTCGCACAGGCGAGCACATCGGTGCATTTCCCCACGTTGTCCCGGATGACGCGGCGCAACGGCTTGCGAGTACGGCGGTTCACACGGCGCAGTGGGAAGTCGATCTTCATACGCTCGGTGTAGTACCCGCCGCCCGCCGCCCCGTCCCATGGGGTCGGCTCAGCGAACATCATCTGCGCTGCACCGCTAATCTCAGGTGGCACGAAGGCGAGGACCTCCCGCACCTCAGCCGGGAGGACGTAGATCGCATTCGTCTTCGCACCCTGCCCGTGCCGCTGCAACTCCACCAGACCAGCATCCAGGCACGCCTGGAGGCCGTGCTTGCCGAGGTGGATGTACTCAGCGTTCGTCAGGTGCCCGTCGAACTGACCTTCCAGGACGTTGTGTACCACAGCACGCATCGTCTTCTGAATGTGCCGCTGACTGGTCGTGCCCGCTGTGCGCAGGTACTCCCAAGTCCGGTCGAGGTACAGCGCGTTCGCACGGTATGCCTCCTGCACCAGGGCCTCCTGCTCGATGGCCCGCCCGAGGGCGTGGCCGATGCGTTGTAGGGTGGCTGGTGACTCGGCGGTGTCCCGCATGACGTGCGCCAGGACGACGCGGATGCTCAGAACGGCGAGGGTGTCGATAGGCACCCGGCGCAGCCAGCCACGCAGGGCTGCTCCTGGGCCGCGTGCCTTGGTCTCCACAACCGGCTCCAGTGCAGCCCGCACATCCTCGTACACACGGGCGATGAGGCGACGGGCTGCTGGGATGTCATCGACCCTGCCGGCACGCAGGGCCTCTTGAACTTCGCGTAGGTGCTGGGCAGTAGCCTCAGCGCTGTGGCGCTTCTCGCGCTGCATCTGCGCTTCGATAGGGTCGATCATCACAGGTCCTTAGAGCTTAGGGTACACGCGGCCAATGTTGTTTTCGCCGAACTCCTCAGCCGCGAGTGCAGCGGCTTCATCTACGTTCCTGGCGTGGTACACGCGCAGCTCGTTGATGTCGAGTACCTCTGCATTGAAGACTTTCCGTGGGAACAGTTTGCAGCAGCCAGGGCCGCGCAAGCACGATAGGCACTCACTCATCAGTCTTCTCCTTCGGATTATCGAGTTCCCAGAGGAACAGTGCGTTCGTGGCAACGTGTGCCCAGTGCGACTCGCCGCTCTCGCCATCGTGAGTCTCACCGTCACGGATCGCGTCGAGGTGGCGGTGCAGGGCATCCTCATAGCGGGTACGTGCGTCCGGTACTTGGCGCCACGAATGCGGGATGTACCCCTTGCCACCGTCAGCGATAGGGCGCACTGCGAAGTTCAGTACACGAACCACGGCACGCACTGCCCGACCACAACCCCTGGCGCAGTCCAGTAGGAGGGTCCAGCGAGACTTGCCGGTGTCCGCCTTGAAGGCGGCGTCGCTCCTTTCCCCGCCCACCAGGGGCGGTTCTACGGGCGTACCGTACCCACCCACCCATGCGGAACCTTCCTTGCTCCAGTAATCATACCCGTACCCTCGGCCTAGTTTGCTGGGGATTCTGTAGAAGTAGCGCTCGGATTCATAGGTGTATTCAATTGGATAGCTGGGCATAACGCACCTCCTTCGAGTTTTTGGTGTAGCGTCCACGGCTGTAACCGCCGCAACCGTTGCAATGATAAAGCTCGTACTTACCGGACTGGGTGAATGTCCACCCATCGCGCTTGAGGTCGTGCGAGCCGCACTTCGGACAAGCGATCTCCTGCCCATCGTTGAACACCGCCACGTTCGGATGGCCTTGATACCAGGGGCGTAGGATCAAGTACAACTCCTCCAACGAGATTACGTCGTCGATGTTGTACAGCCGCATCTCCTCCCAGGCTTCCGGGTTGCCTGCCAAGCACTGGTTCCACAACTCCATACCGGGGAACTTCTCATGCTTGCGCTTCTTGGTGGTGCAGAGTTTGTCGGTCATCCACTCCAGCTTGTTACTGGTGAAGCCGAACTGCTGCTTCGCCATGAGCATGGTGTCGATTACGCGGAACGGGCGAGGTGGTTTGTAACCAGCCATCACGAAGCGGGCTTGAATCTTCGGTAGATCGAATCGCTTACCGTTCTGTGCCACTACAAGGTCTGCTTCATTCAGCAGTTCGTACAGCTCAGCTACTAGCTTACTATCATCTGCAATGTTCTCTGCCTGGGAGAGGTCGGAGTAGATCACGTTAGGATCACCCAGCCACTTCGCACAGTAGCTGAGGATGTTCCATTCCTTGGTGATCTGGTTCAGTCCGAGGTTCTGCTTCCAGAGTCCCCACACTCGACCTTCGATGGGACTCGTCTCGATGTCGATGCTCAGGATACATGGGCCGTCTTCGACGGGGCGGGTCCCCGTTCCCGCAGCACTCGTGGCACATCCGGCCTGCTCGCCCGTCGTTTCACTCATGCTAGTGCGACAATTCTTTTTACCCTGTTTTAACCAGTGTCGCAGGAGTTCCCGACTTACTACCCCGCGTCCCATATTCGTGAGGTGTTGTGCTGCGTGGGTCTTGTTACCACCGCCAACCAACAGTGCCTTGGCAATGTCCTCGTCCGAGAAGCTCTTGCGTGTTACGAGGTGCTTACCCATCAGGTCTCCTTACGCGGCATGGTGCGGACCTTGGCGGCTGCCCGGCGCACTGCTGCTGCTTTATTGCGTTTTACCCGCTTCGCCTCGGCGGCTTCTTCGGGTGACTTGTGGCCTGGGTACATTAACCCAGTACCGGTGCTTTTCAGGTACTGGACCAGATTCTCCAGGAACGGCACGATATCGGCGTAGCTAGTGCTCTTGGCACCCCACCTACCGGCTGCGTTGCTGACCTTGCCTTCCGCCGCATTACAGGATCGGTGCAGGACGCCCCGGATTTCGCCTGTATCGTGGTCGTGATCGACCACCGCTTCCCGTGGGATGCTGTAGTCAATCGGCTTACCACAGAGCGGACAGAGGCCACCCTGCGCGTTCGTGAGGTGGCTGATCGACCAGCCCCTGAGCTGCGTTCTAGTCAGCTTCCGCATCACGCTCCTCCAGCTTCTGCTTGATGACTGCTTGGTGGTAGCCGTTCAACTGATCCAACCACGTCCGCAGGTTCTTGTCAAGGTCCAGTTCACAGAGGTAGCGGTACGCGCAGTCCTGCTCGGAGCGGCGCAGCCACAGCACCTGGGCCTCTGCGAGCGCGTCCTGGCCGATCTTGGCGTATGCCCATAAGATACGGTTGGCCGCCTCGTTCTCGTCCTCTACAGGGCCTAGCACGTCCAGGGTACCGGCCTCTGCGATGAGCTTGCCCTCCCAGCGCTCCAGGCCACGGACGTGATCCGCCGTGTCGCCCATGAGCATCTGTGCCCAGAAGAACTTCGTCCCATGCCCCTTGACACGGAGCGACAGAGATGGCGTGTACCCGGCGTCGATCCAGCCGAAGCGGTCGCCATCGGGGAGTACGTCGATCTTGCCCTTCTCCGACTCATAGAACGGGGCGGGTGTCAACCGGAGGTCCTTGTCATCAGACTTCGTGACGGAGCGGGCGCCGTAGAGCACGCCGTCCTGGACCAGGGCGTCGTCGGCCTCCCAGTACCGATGCAGGTGCACCACGATGTTCTCGGGGAATCCGTACTCGAAGCGCCTCTCGGTGCCCAGAAGCTCCCGCAGCGGCTCCAGGAGCGCCGGTTTAGGCTTACCCTTACGGTTGCCCTGGTACGGCTTCCGCGTCGGATACAGGCCCCGTAGGGCCTTCTGACCACCCTGGCCGGTGAGGTGCACGCGCACCTCCTCGGCACCGGTGAGGAACTGGTCGGTGAGAACCTCCTTGACAAACCGCCGAACAGCAGTGTCAAGAGTCTTCACCGTGGCGCTGGAGCGGTACGCCGCCCCATCGCCATCCAGCAGCAGTACCCGGTTAGGCACCATCCGGTCGAACTGGTCCCCGAGGGCGGCTACATCCACGCCTCGGATAGTCCTCATGCCTGGGCTACCCCCGGCGCTGCCGGGACACCGCCCTCGAAGGGCACGTCCGGGACGACTGGGGCTACCGGCACCTGGGGTACAGCAGGCACTTGAGGCACTGCCGGGACCTGCGGCACAGCAGGCGCCACGGGCGCGCTGGCAGCGGGGATAGCCGGGGCGGTAGGGATGTTAGGGGTGGCCGGCGTTTGCGCTACTGCGGGCGCCGTAGGTGCCATAGCGGCGAGCTGCTCTGGGGACGGCAGGTTGCCCGTGCCGCGCAGGAGCTGTTCCAGGGCCGAGCCAGGGAAGTCGATGGCCTGGAGGCACTTCTCTTGCAAGAAGTTCTTGGACTTGCCGGTGGTCTCATTGGTGCCCTCGATGTGCATGGCGTCCCAGGCTTCCTTGGTCGGGTGTGACCACAGGAACAGGTCGAGCAGGTCGTCGTCCACCTGGGGAATCTGGTACGGCTGCTTGCTCACCACGTCGATGGGCGGCAGGGTCTCCTTCAGATTCAGGACACTGCGCTTCTTACCGGGCTGGTCCTTGATGTCCTTGTGCTCGATCTTCACGAGGAAGGCGTCGCCGAGCATCTGCGCGAAGTGCTTGGCCTGGCCCTTCCAGTTCATCTTGTCGAAGATGATCTTCGTGCCCGCCTTCTCGTTGTTGCTGATCTTCATGTCATAGGTCGAGATGAAGCCAGGGGTGCCGTCATCGTTCTGGTAGCCCTCACCGAACAGGGCGAAGCCCAGGCGGTACTCCAGCGCAGGGTCCTTGGCCTTACCCTGGAACTCCTGCGGGTGCATACCGAACTCGATGTACCGCACGAAGCGGGCGAAGGCGTAGCCTGCGGGGTAGAGCTTACCACCGCCACTGCCCTTGGATACTTGGCTGAGGTCTACCTCAGCGGTTTCGGCGGCGGCGTTGGCAAGGGCGAGTAGTGCTTGTAGTTTCTGGCTCATACTTTCTCCGGTACTGGGGTGGCGTTAATGCACTGTACTGCGTTCAGGTTGATGAAGTGAAGCCGCCCGGACTGGGCGTGCTCCAGTAGTACGGCGTGGCCACCTTGCGCAAGCTGCGGTTGGTAGCAGTAGCCGTAATTCGTCGCCAGCTCGGCTGGCTGTTCCGGGGTGCTGGGCGCCTCGCGCCACACCACCGTCACGTTATAAGTTGGGGCGCTCATGGCGTGTATTCCAGTAGATGGTCGTCCTGCGTGACAGAGAGGACCTCCGCAGCCGGGGCCATGAAGATAACCTTATCCTGCGCGTTCCCGATTAGAAGTCGGCGTGGCCCGAGGATGCCGAGCGTCCAGCGGTACTGCGTACAGCCAGTCAGCCGGTAGGCCCCGTGCGTGGTTGTGATAGTGTAGTTGCTCAATGGATGTGCTCCTTATCTGCCATGTTAAGCCCTGCCTCAGCGGCTGCCGGGAACGGGACGTGTGCGATGTTGTAGCCGAGGCGCTCGCTCATGTACTTCGGCGCGTCTTCCATGATGGCCTTAACCTGGAGGCCCACCTCCCGTACCACCGATTCGTGTACGTCGAAGTACAGCGCATCGTGTACGTTGTTGATGAAGCACACGCGACCTTGCGGGAACTCCTCGTTCGCTAGGAAGTTCACGGACAGGAGCCAACGCAGTACCCGACCCGCCGATACAGCCATGAGGTAGAACGCCTCGCCCTGGCACCAGTAGTTGGCGATCTGGGTGTCCTTGTAGTCCATGACGCGCTGGCGCAGCTCCTTGTTCCACTGCGGCCACTGCCGGAAGCTGTAACGCGCACCACCTGGCGCCTGCCAGTAACCTCGGCGGTAGATTCGCCACGCCCCAGTGGCCTCGTCCTGCTCGCGGTGCAGGCCCTCGGGCAGCTCGCCGGTACGCTCGACCTCAGCACGCACAACCCCACGGAACGCGATGCTCTGCGGGAACAGGCGGGCCTCTGTCTCCAGGAACTCCTTGGCGTACTCGACAGATACACCGGTGGCGTATGCGATACCCTCGGCACTGGCCCCGTACTGAGCGGCGAAGCTAGGTGGCTTGATGTCCGTCCGCATCTGCTTGTACCGCTTGTGCTCCGGATGCGCCTGGTTCTCGACTGCCTTGTGCAGCACCTCCTCGTAGGGTTCACCGAGCTTCGCGGCCAGACGCAGGCAGTGCATGTCCGTGCCCTTGACGAGCTGCTCCAGCAGGTTCTCGTCGCCGCTGAGCGCAGCCAGCATCACCACTTCCAGGGCTGAGTAGTCCACTTCGATGATCCGCCCGGCAGTCCCGAAGCGGGACTCGAACATCTCCTTGACTCGGCTGGTGCCGTCTCGCGGGAGGTTCTGGAGGTTCGGGTACGAGGAGGACAGGCGACCAGTGGCGGTGGCGCAAAGGTTCAAGCTGTGGTGGATGATCCCGTCCGGCTGGACGTACTGGAGCATCCCCTTGACCTTCTTGACGTTGCCCTCCTTGTCGTACTCCACAGAGCGGTAGTACGTGCCGTTATCCTTCTCCAGGGACGCCATGCGGGAGAGCTTATCGGCGGCCTCGAAGCCGTGCTTGGCCAGCACCTCCAGCACCTCCGAGCTGGTGCTGTACACCGGGGTCTTATCGTCGCACAGCAGGCGGGCGCCGGTCCAATCCCCGTTCTTGCGAGAGTCCTTGCCGTGGTACTCGAACTTCTCCTGGATGTTCGAGGGCAGTTGCTGAATCCAGATGACGCCGGGGAACACGAACACCGCGTCGTCCCACTTCATCTGCGGGTGGTCAGATTCAACCTTATGAATCTTCAACTCGCCCTTGTTCTTGCCGGCCTTGTAACGATCCGGGTTGCCGTGTTCTCGGATTAGGTGTGCAACCACCGCCTCGTCCTGGGCGTTAAGGTAGGCCACATCGATGAATTTGTCACCGAGCTTGTAACACTCATCCTTCTCGTACATTACCAGGCCACCGGCATCGGTGCGGGGTACGCGGGTCCTGTACTTCACCGGACCGCCGAACAGTAGGGCGCTGAGGTGGTAGTCACTGCCCCAGTTGAACTCGAAGTGCTCGGGCAACTCGGGCAGGAGCTTCTGCACCTCGGCTCGCAGCTCGGCCAGCTCAGCTTCCTGCTTCGCCAGGTTAGCCTCGGCCACCTCGGTGTTCACGTACAGGCCGAAGAACTCGCAGTACGCGAAGGCCAGTAGGGCTTCGCAGCGCTCCAGGAACAGCCCCCACTGCCCGCGCTCCTGGAGCAGAGCCATCTGCCCGTAGAAGGTGCGGCGGGTGTTCTCCACGTCACCCTCGGGACCGGCGAGGTACTCGGCCAGGAGCTTCGGGTCGATCTGGCTGGTGAGGTGCCCCTGCTTCCACAGTTCCTTCACCGCATCGATCTTGTGAGTACCACCGTACTTCGGCGCAGTCTCGTCCAAGCTCGGGTACGTGTCGGTGAAGTTCGACAGGATGTACTCGGCCATCTGGGTACAAAGCACCCGGCCACCACGCTTGAGGAACTTCTCGAACTCGTCGCGGTAGCGGGTCAGGAACCAGGACACCTCGTACCCAGCGTTGTGTGCTACGAGGAGGTCTACCCCGTCGAGGTTGAACCAGTTACAACTGCGCTCATCCTCCAGCGAGGTGAAGTGCAGGTGCTGTACCGGGCCAGGGGTGCCGCCGAAGATGTCGTCACACCAACCGGGCATGACCACGTAGTTCTCAGGGTTGTGCGGGGACGCGAGCTGCCCGTACCACGGTTTGTTCTCGCACTCCAAATCTATTGTCCGTACCTTCATTTACGCCACCAGTAGAATACCCACACCTTGCCCACACCGAGGGACCCGGATACCAACCGCCCACCATCCAGCGGGTAGTACGTCGCTTTCCAGGGGCGGGACCAATCCCAGCCAATCCCTAGCACGACTCCGGGCTTTGGCGTGGGGCCAAGCTGCAACATCAAACTCTTTCTCATGCTTTCAGACCCTCAGCCCCGTCGATGTCGCGGAACCCGTCGAAGTGTGGGTGGCGGATACTGCCATCTTTAGTGCGCTCCATACCGGAGACGCGACAGGCGCGGCCAATGTAGATGGTTTGGGTGATGCCAACCTCATAGGCGGTTGCGTGGTAGCTCTGGGTGTAACAGGCCATCTGGTCTTGCGTCAACCCGGTTGCGTTTACTTCAGCCCCGTCCTCCAGACGTACCCGGAACCCGACGATCTTATTGGCGTTCGCCTTATCGGGGTCGCCCCACACGTAGTCGATGACAGTACCATCCGCCTCGAACCCAGGCGCGAACTCGGCGCCGCAACCAGGCTTCACCTTCCACCACCCGGACACCTTGCCGTTGCGGGGTAAGAGGTGGGGGTCCTTGAGGATCAGGCCCTCGTACCCGGCTGCCCGGGCACGCTGGTACAGCTCCTGGATGCCACCCACTGTGTAGACGGTCCAATACTGCTCGTAGACCAACAGGGTCGTGGGTTGCTCGATCAGCGGGCGGAATGGGGCCAGGCCCAAGGCACCAATGAGTCGGCGACGCTCCTCCAAGGTCAGCACATTCGGCACACGATCCTCGTCCGGGCCTTCGTAGTCCTCAAGTAGTCCCACGTCGAAGATCAGGACGTGCACGTTCTTCAGGTGCTCGTCGGGTAGGCGGGTATCACGGCGCAGTAGGCCGGACATCTCCTCGAACGGGATGCCCTTGATCCAGACCTCACCGTCGTACACGCGCCGCATTGGTGTATCTGGCGTGAACAGGGTGCGACAGACGTGCTCCGCAAGTCCAGACAAGCTGCTGATTTCAATACCCTCGCGGGTCGTGAACACCACGTCCCCTTCGCAGTTCAGGCGGATCAGTACGCGGAACCCATCCACCTTCACACAGGCCTGGAGCGGGCCTTGGGCCAGACGCTTCTCGATTGCCTTCTGGTTCCAGTCCACCGCACGGTGCGGCCTCGGGTGCCAGAGGCGGGGCTTCTTAGTGCTCATTCAAGAACTCCTGGTACTTTGCTTCACCTGTGGCACGGGTACGCTCCAGCATCGCCCGCGCCTGTTCGGGTACTCCATCGCGGACAGCCTGGAACAAGCCAACCCGCTCCTCTTTGGCCGTGAGGTTCAATACCTTGGCCAGCTCAGTCGCCGCCAACCAGCGCAGGTATTGCGTCGCGTTCCAGCAGAGGATAAGGTTCCACTGTCCCTTGCGGAATGCCTCCCAACCGAACTCGTCCCGATCCGGGTACTCAGCAGCAGTGCACGATTCCCAACCGTCGCCGAGTAATAGTTGGCGGTACGTGCCTACCTGGGTCTCCTCCAAGTACATCATGTAGTCGAGGTCGTTGTATGTCGCGGTCGGGCAGATGTAGGCCGAGCCACCTGGCCAACGTAAGGGTTCAGTGTTCATTCGTTTGCTCCCGTGGTACGTGCATGATGATGTGCTCAGCCAGGCGCAGGGCGTCGGCATTGGTGAGTACAACCTGTGACCAGGTGCCACTCTGAGACACCTGGAGCAGGAGTCCTCGGTCATCCGGTTCGGCGTACACCTCGTCAGTCTCGATGAGGCTGCACTGTAGGGTGATGTCTTGGGTCATCGCGGAATCCTCCCGAGTTCGTACAGTAGATTGTTGATGTGGATGTTCAGGCGCTCGACCAGCGCTTCGACATAGGCGGGGCTGGCGCCGGTGATGTTGACGGATACGTGGTAGCACTGGCGCCCCGCTTGGAATACGATGAGACCGAGCCAGGCCTCTTTCGCATAGTCTGAGACGCCCACTCCCCACTGTTTAAGAACCTTGCTCGAACTGACATCTCGCTGCATCGAAAAATACCTCAGAGGTTATGTGGCTTGGCATCTTGGGCATCTGGAACTTGTTTTTCGGCGTGCTGATACCACGTAGCGACGCCATCTCAGGCGCATCCAGCGCCCCCATCATGACGATCAGATCGGTCGCGCCCTGGATACCGGTCTTGCTGTCCTTGAGCGCAGAGTACGGCGGGTACAGCATGTTCCCACCCTCGTTGCTGATCTGGACAGTACCCAGGCTCACGAAGTCGTGGCGCACCGCCATCTCACGGGCGACTTGCCACTTCTCCTCCACCTCATCGGCCTTGTTCCCACCCCCGGAGCTGTGCCCCAGGCGGAAGTTCGCCATCATATCCCAGACGACAACACAGGGCTTCATCGCTTCGATGACCTGCTCGATCTGGGCGAAGCTCGCACCGTGCATATCCTTTACACGGATACGATCCACACGGCCAACCTTGGCGGTGTACGCATCGCGCAGGGTGCCGGCGTTGCTCATCGCCACCAGCTCGTCCATGTCCACCCCGAGGGCGGCCTGGTAGATACGTGGGATGATGCGCTGACCCTTGCCCTCGTTGTTCAGCCAGAGGATAGGTCGCTCCGGGTCGAAGTACCGGTCTAGCTGCCCCGCAAAGCGGGCTAGGATGAATGCAATGAGGCTGGTCTTACCCTTGTCGGGGCGCCCTGCCAAAGCCACTGAGGCGCCTCCCAGGAGGCCCTTGATGTGCGCCTCCAAGACAGGCAGCGGGAACTTCAGGCCGAAGTCCTTCTCCTCCTGTTTCAGGATGTCCTCGATGCTGTCCTGAATCCAGTCGGAGCTGGCGCTCTGGGCCACGACGCGCTGCGTCTCCTGCGCAATGCGACTCAGCTCGTACACTAGATCAACCTCGCCCCCGGCGTTGTACTGGGAGAGCAGGGCACCGGCACGACCGGCGAAGTCCCGCTCGTACAGTTGGTTCACGACGCCCTTGATGGCACCCTGGTCAACGTGCTGGCGCATGAGCTGCATGGCGTGGCGCACCGTCGCCATCTGCTCAGGGCTGTACCCGGAGCGGAGCTTCACCAGGGCATCGAGCGCGTCGATGTCCAGGTACTCGTGCTCAGGGTACGCTTGGTGGTAGATCGGATACCAGGCCAATAGGCACTGCGCCTCGGTGCCAAGCATCCCGGTGGGCACGGTGCCTATCAGCGTTCGGTACTTCTGCTTCTCGCGCAGCGCTTGCAGGATCAAAGTATCGCTACTCATAATCATCCTCGTCGCCCGCTAGGCCCATCAATTCATCGACCCTGGACAGCAACGCTCGCTCGGCCAAGGCACGGTGCTCCAAGGCCGCACGAATCTCGGCGTCGTTCTTGGTCAGCTTCGGGTAATACTCCGACAGCCTCTCGATACCCTTATCATTGATCCAGTACCGGAGCATGTGGATCGGTTGGTCACGGTTGCTCATTGCTCCTCCCGGAAGTCTTGCGAGCCGCAGTCATCACACTGCATTACGCGCACCGCGCCGCTCCAGTACCATTCGACCGGGCGACAGTAGTAATGCCCGCACTCCCGCTGCGCCTTCGCCACGGCAGCGTGGGCGCGATCCATAGCCTCCAATTCCTCATCACTCGGTCGGCGACCCATTTATCATCTCCTGTATCTGGTGCGCCTGCATATCCTTGGGGTCTAACCCCTGTGGGACATCGCAGATGCGAACTGACTTGCCGAGGCCACGTAGGCGGCGGGCGGCTGCTGGCCACCCGTCAGCCCCGGCTCGGTCCCCATCGAATGCGAACAGCACCTCATCTGCTTCGAGGAGGGCAGCCGCCAGGCGATTGTGCACACGAGTCCCGAGCGCAGCAATCGCAGTAGTTTCTGGATCATTCAAAGCCCACCTTATCTTGAGCGCTGAGAAGTAGTCCTCCGTGACCACACACCGCCTCGTAATATGATCGTGCGGGTGGTGTGCGAACACAGCCGGGCGCTGGCCTGGGTTTGAGTACGCGCACCACTTCGGCTGCACTGCGCCGATGGCGCGGCCCAACCACCCCTGCGCACTGGCGAGGATCAGGCGACCCTGGCGGCGACTGATGTACATGGGCACCCCAGGCAGCATACTACCCAGGTCGATGCCTTTGCCTAACAGGGTGCGGTACACGCTGCGGTACAGCTCGTCACTGGCTGCGGGTTTAGCATCGTCGGGCCAGGGCATGAAGCGCTCCTGGACCTGGACCTCAGCACCCACGAGCACATGTGTCTTCAGCACCTGCCCGCCCTCGTGACAGCGGTGACAGTACGCCCACCAACGGTCGATGTCGTTGCCGATCACGAGGCTCGCACGGTTCTCCTCGTTGTGGTACGTGCGGGAGGTTTGCCCGATGGCCAGCGCCTGCGCCTTGTGCAGCCACTCGTTCTCGGGCAGGGCCATTACGATTGCGCCTGGCGGTGGGCGGATAGGGCTTTCTCGGCTTTTTCGATGCTGAAGCATTCGCCGTCAGAATTGCCCACTGGGAAATACTCGAGTATTCCTTCCAGCGCCTCCACCAGCGCCCGCACGTCCGGGCCTGGCTGCGGGGTGGTGTAGAGCGGGAAAATGTTCCGGCCATTTGCCAACTGATCGCGCCTTCTTTGGTGTAATAAATCGGCGCAAACCCGCCAATCTCGTCTGCGCTATTTGCTAACGCCCACGCCACTGCCTCCTGCCGCTCTCCCTGCTCGGCCATTGTGAGGTGACGCTCAATATGGTCCCGCGCTTCCGGCGCCTGGGTGGAGGTGAGGAAAGCGTCAATTCGCAAGTCAACGCAATACCCACAGCGGCAAGGATTTACCATGCCCTGCTGGCAGGAGGGGTTAATGCGCGCGGCGTGGCGCATATCGCGCAGCAATCCCTGCGCCTCCTCCAGCTCGGTGCGCAGTTCTTGGATATACGCATGGGCTTCACGTAATGCCGGCTCATGGATATCCTGATGGCTTCTTTGCCATTTTGCATTCTCAGCCCGCAGCGCCTCGGCCTCTGCGTGCATGGCGTCGTAATCATCGAGGAGCCCTGGCAAATCAGCGGGCGCGTCGAAGTGGGAACTCTCTGCCCAGTCTCTACGCATCTGTGCCACGTCGTCGGCGCTATGGTTTAGCTTCACTTGCCCACTCATCTTGACCTCCAGCCCGCGTTGAGGCTCACAGCACACCCCCGAACCAACCGATGTGCTGGGAGAGCTTCCAGGCCAATCCTACGACCGCACCGCACAGGGCGTAGGCTATCCACTTCACCGTAGTGATTCGCTCCTTGTGGTACTGAATCTGCTCCTCGGCAATGTCGAGTTCCAGTTCCATCTTCTCCACGAACTCGTCGTGGTCCACTTGCTTGGCCTCCAGGGCCTGGATGGTGTCGAGGTGCTTACGGCAGCTCCCACCGAGCCACTTGATCTGGTGGTTTGCCTGGGCAAGCTGATTGCGCAAGTCCTCGTTCTCCCCGGGGTACCGGCGCACAGTCTCGCGCACCCGCCCCAGCTCCTCGGTGCGCTGTTGCACCAGGTCACGGGCCTTGCGCAGCTCCTTGTCAGCCGCGTCCAGCTTAGCTTGCACAGCCACGCGAGCAGCGCCGTTCAGGTTCTTAGTAGCTTTCATGGTCTCACCTCGTCGTTACAGAAATTGAGCTGCGAGTGCAGCGGTTACGGGTATCCGCAGAAGGGGCCGGTTATGCGGCCAGCCCCTTGCACTGAGACCCGATGTTACTCGGCAGGCTGCTCAGCGACCTCAGTAGCCTCGGCAGTCTGCGGACGCAGTACGTCCACGATTTGACTGGCCTTGAGAGTGTACGTAGTGCTGTTGAAGCCGGCCTCGACGAAGACGCGAATCTGCTTGCCGGCGTCGGTGTCGGCCACGCCCAGCACCACGCCGGTGACGAGCTGCTTGTCGTCCTTGCGGCCAATCTCGAAGGTCACGGCGTCACGCTCGGCGATGCTCTGGATGCGCTCCAGGGATACCAGCTCCTCGCGGAGGGTATTGGCCTTAGCAATCAGCTCGGCGGCCTTGGCTTCGAGGGTAGCGATCTGGTCGTTCAGTTTCTGGATACGGTCGGTCATGATGTTGCTCCTGTACGGTAGTGCCGTGGGCTAGGCGGCGAAGATGCCCGATCTTTAGGGGTACTCTATGCGGAATCGGGTATCTGCTAGCTCTCCACGGGCACCTCCTGAAACGCCAGGACCATGCCCATCTGGTAGGCAGCGGCCAGTTCTCGGTCGGCCTTGTGACCGCTTTCAGCTTCCCGCATGAGCTTCAACTGCCCGTGTCGGTCGCTGTGCACCACGTCGATATTACTGTGCTGGAACACGCGACCGTTCACCAGCTCTACAGTGTAGCTCTTGCCACTCATACGGCCTCCTTGGTCTTCAGGGAGTAGTCATGCGCCGGCACCACACCAGTGCTGCGCAGCAGCCAGGCCATGCGGGCGCTGACACCGGGGTTCACACGGAATGCTCGGTCGGCCATGATACCGAGGCGGCGGATGCGTTTGTTCTCGCCGCTGATCTTACGCCATGCTTTAGCCATTACAGTTTCTCCAGTTCAGACTTGAGGGCGGCGCACAGCGCCAGAGCGGTTTCCTTGGTCAGGCAAGGGCCGTCGTACATGTCGTCGTCCTCATAGATAGCGATACTCACATCGCCGTCTACTTTGTCCACAGAGATACTGACGGTGTTGCTGTGGTCTCGGAGACCACATGCAGCGGTGATGGATCGAGTGCGGCCTGGGATAGGGCAGCCCGGTGCGTCATCAGTGACGATAACTTCAGTGTGTTTGGCGGACGCGATCATTACAGTTTCTCCACGATAGGTTCCGGTAGGACCGGCTTGGGTTGGGTGATCTTCTGGGTGACGCGGGCCACGTAGAACGGCACGTCCTTGTATATACAGGCCAATTTAAACGCGAGTTCGGCGGCTTCTGCCTCAGTCCTGTAGCGGTTACTGGTGCGGCAGTCCAGCGCTTGGCCACTCACAACCCACACTTCCTCGACGGGAAGCGGGTCCAGCTCCTCACGGCGCCAGCCCTCGCGGACGTGCCGGTTGTCTCTGACCGCGATACACTCGCTCGCGCGGCGGTGATCATTCGCCCAGTACAGTTCATCACTAAACGGCCCGACCACCACATACTCCGCCCAAGCTGGCACCGGGTTGCCCTTGTAAGTTCTCAGTGTCATACGACCTCCCAGCCGTGTCCACCTTGGCAGATACAGCCGTTGATACCGGCATCCTCCAGTTCTTGCACCAGTGCCTCGGCCTCGTGGTACAGGTTCACCTTGGCGGCCACACCTTCCTCACTGCCGGGGCGCTTGAAGCGCACGTCGGCGGTGAAGTCATCGCCGAGGCCGGCAAGTTCCAGGGCAGCGACCACCTCGCTACGGGGTTGGCCGGGCTTGTAAGCCACGACCACAATACCTTCATGCTTGTGCATCGAGTTCCTCCAGGCGCTTTATGGTGCTAAGGTCTGGCGCGCCAATATAGCGCACGGCCTGTCCACGGTGGTCGAATATGCGGTGATAGCCCACACATATATCTGCCTGCCCCAAGTCGGATAGGAGGGCTTCGTAAACTGCACGCAGCCCGGTCTCATCCAGTGCCCTGCCCGACACGGCATCGTGCATGAGCTTGCACAGGTGGTACGCCTGCGTCACCGATAGGAGCAACGAGACGTAGGCGGGCGCCTCCCGCTCCAGGCGGGTGACTGTCTTAGGTGGTAGGTACATAACGACTCCTTACAGGGTTGCTTTGTTATCGGAAAGGCACTGCCACTGGAAGCGCTCGGCCTCCTGCGGCGTGCTTATAATGCCGGCTGTGATAGCGCCGAGGGTAGCGGAGTTGCACACCCGCAACGCCTCGTTGACGTGCCGCGAGTAGTGCTGTCCGGGATTGTTAGGTGCCGTGGACGGCGTGCTGCACCCCGGCATTGCGAACGATAACGCCAGGAACGGGAGAGCGAGACGGTACATGGCTGGGTTCCTCCAGACATACTTCCTCAACGGTATCCGCGCCCAGTGCCTCGAAGTCCAGCACGTACACCGGCTGGCAGGTCTTGAACTCCTGCACCTTCACGATTGTACCGACGTGCCCGAGGAAGCGGGGTTCGGGATTGAGTGCGCCACCGGGGCCGCGCACGGTGCGTAGGCGCTGGCCTACGCTGTACTTTGCTTTACGCATTGATGTACTCCAGGATGTTGCGCCCTAGTCCAACCCACCACTGATACTCGGCGAGCATCGTGGTGAGTACACCGGCAAATACAGCGCTGTCGATGAGGTTCCACAGTAGCTTCTCATCGGTGCGGAAGCTGATGAGCGCCCATGCGGAGAGGCTCCACAGTAGCGAGAACAGGTACAGATAGATCATACCGACTCCGGGAACAGGTCGTTCTTCACAAGCATATCCACGCCACGCACCACGTCGGCACCGTCCACTTCCCAGTCCAGTACGGCGTGCAGGGTTTCGGCAAAAGCCACCTGGTCGTTCGGGAACCGCCCGGTCAGCAAGCAGTACCGGCTCTGACCAACAGTGTCGAACAGGTACAGACGGTACAGGTCTTGGATCAGGTTCAGGGTGGCGCCCATCTCTTGGAAGATGGGCACTAGGTCGCCCCACTGGGTCATGGCCAGCGACACCTCCTCCTCGTAGGTCATCTCTCGGTTGTAAACGAGGTGCCCCAAGTCGTGGAAGGCGCGGAACCAAGCGTTCGCCTTGGCATCGCCGTAGATGCTGGTCTCGCCGTGCTCCAGTGCCACGACGAGCCTACGGTGCTCCTTGACGTACTCCCGCAGGGCGTGCAGTGTCTGAGGTGCGTCGGATTGCTTATCTACGGTGAATATGCGGACGCCCTTGAAGCTCGGCATACCCAAGTAGCGCTTGATCATGGCCTTGTAGCCATGTACGAGAATGCGTGCAAGGTGCTGGTTCATTGGTCTCTCCTAATCGAGATGGGTTTCGGGCTGCGAGTGCAGCGGTTACGGCATCGGGCGGTTCGCCCAGTCCCGGTACAGTTCTGTGAGGTTGCCTTCCCGCATGGCGGGCGTGGTCAGGGCGTGCCGCAGCTTCCTGCCCAGCGCCCCAACGAGAGCGTGCGCCAAGGGGTCGATGCTATGCACGTACTCCCGAATAGCTTCCCCGGCAGCCGTGCGCTCGTCGTGGCTGATGATGTGCAGGGTGAGTGCACGCCATAGGGCGTGGCACATGAACTGCTCGCAGTCCTCGCCCGCCCAGTACAGGCCGGCGTCGATGACTTTGTTGAACACTTCTTGAACGTCTACGGACATGCTATTTCCCCCTTCGTGGGCGCTCGTCCCAGTTGTAGTAGAACGCTTTACCGTCCTCGGGCGCCCACACGGAAGCGCTCATATCCTCAGGACAAGCGCCGATACGTTGCAAGGCGTGGTACATCAGACCACCCTGCGGGGCACCCAACTCATCAAGGTACTCATCAACGGCACGCCTCGCCGCGCAGAACTCGTCGGGGCTGATATCGTGTGCCATCAGAGCGAAGCACAATGCACAACACATGAACTCAGACCGCTCGGTGCTGACGGCGTAGTGCTTGTGATCGATGACGGTGCGGAAGATTTCTTGGACGTTGTGCATACTAGGCCACCTTGCGGAACTTGCCCGCATTACGTTTGCTGAAGGGATTGAATCGTGGGCAGACTGCGCCAGCTTGGACGTAGTTGTCTCCGGTGCCGTTCCAGTCCTTGCGCCACACGTCACCGTTTACGGTAGACCAGCGGGCGCCGGTCCGGATGTTCTCGATTACAGTACGCATACTCACCTCGTCTTCACGGTTTTCGAGCCGCGAGTGCAGCCGGCACGCGGCTGTCCTCGGCCCGGTGGTAGGTAGTGATCCTCAGCGAGCGCCGCTACCGGGCGCTGAGCTGGAGGAACCAGATTACGACTAGTACTTGCATAGCTGCACTGGCTCGCCTAGGCCTACGTAGAACCAACGGCCCACCAAAAAACTATCAGCGGTGCGGCTGGAGCGCTTGCGCATCTTGTGCTGGTTCACGGTGAACACTGCGCCTATCGCTAATTCTCCGAAGGTTCTGGCTACGTCGCCATTATTCCGGACTGGTGACATAGCACACCAACCCCTTGCACTTCTCCAAGGCGTCGGCACCCTTGACGGCCAAGCCCTTAGCTTCGGCTTCGGCGGCACGCTTCAGCAGTGACGCCAATTGAGAGGCGAAATCAAACTCGACGGCCAGCGGGCGGTCGGGCTTGCACTTGTACCATTGCTTGGCGGCTGCGCCTTCTAGGTCGGTGCTGCCGTCCTTGTTGAATACCAGCGGGAATTGCTTGGCGGTGGCCTTGTCAGTGTTCACGGTGATCTTGCCGTAGGTCTGGAACCAATCGGCCAATGCCTTGCCACGGGCGCCCTTGGGCAGCGCCTTCAGGAGTTTGCACGCCAGACTTACTTCCCCGTGAGCATCAACGTGCTGGAGGATATCCAAGCCGATAGATTGCACGGATTCGTCAAGGCACTTGCCAGTGATAGCAACGTGCTGTATGGCGGTCAGGATTTGCTTTTGAGTACGCATGGTGGGTCTCCTACTGCGCCGCAGGGCGCACGGTTTTGTAGTGGAAACGCCACATCAACCAGTTGATGAATGGCGTTATCGAGAAGTGGTAGGCGCGGCGCCTAGCCTTGTATAGCTCGTAGGCGCGGCACGGCGTCAAAGCACCATGGCGAACCTCGGCGCTGCAAGGGTGCTGGCTCAGACAGTTGGCTATCATGCTTGCGGATTCCAGAAGCCGGTCAGGTTCCGGCTGTTACGATTAGTCCACACGTCGTTGAGCTTGCGCTTAGCCTTCGCGGCAGCGGCCCGCTCATTCATCGTGTCGGCATGGATAGCGTCATGGCTGAGCTTGCAGCGCAAGCGCACGTCGTGCTCGGCTCGCTTCTGCATCGCGCCTAGGTCAAGCGGGAGTGCAGCGGTTCGGCGCTGCTGGCGGTTCGCCTTGCGGCGCAGCTTGCGATCTACAGCGGGATTGTTCACTTGCATGGCTGCGCCTCCTATTCAGTTTCGGGCATGCTTGCCCATCATCAGCGGGAGAGCATTACTCCCGGACTGCCTTGGCCCAGTGCAGGATCAGCCTGCCGTGTCCAAGGTTCGCCCATAACGTAAGGGTACTCACGCCGTTCTATCGCTTTCCGGCTTCATGGCATTGGCCACTAATCCCGGCGGTGCGGATGGACTACTCCCATCGGTCGAACGCTACTCCGGTATGCGTCATCGGCTCAGGTTATTCCTCGCTCAGTGTACCTGTGCTCTGGATTCAGTCGAAGACCGTCACCAGCAGGCTGCTGATACGTTGGCAGGTGCCCGGCACCTGACTGCGCGTCACAGTTTGCGTCTTGCTTGGTGCCCATCGTACAGACTGGGCGTTCGCTTGTCAAGTCTGCTGTGGTAGCCTCCCGAGGGAGGCGGGTTTACCATACCTTACCCGGATTGCTGTCGCTGGCGTTCAACGCTGCCAGACGAAAGGCAAAAGGCTGCGGCGTTTGCATGATACGTTGGGCTTTATCGTACTTGCTTTCGACTTGCTTGGCAAGGGCGATGTTAGCTTGGCGTTCGTTGCGCATAGTGGTAACTCCGGTTAAGTGGGCTACCACAGCAGACTCGACTTGTTAAAGAGCGGTGAAGCTGGCGACCATCGGTCTCTCGCCGGACCGTGCCGCCTGTCGCCTTACCATCGCGACCAGTGCCTAGCAATTGCTGGAATCATCAACCAGCGGCTTTACGTGACCACCGTCTAGGACCGGCGGAACCCTTAGACCCTAGGGATTACAGTCTAGCATGCTAACCATCAGCCTGAGCCCAGTTCGCAGCGGCTACCTTGAGTTACGACTCGCATCTTACAGCATCCGCTTGGCTTGTCAAGCTTGGCTAGCCTTCGCCGTGCCTTGCTTGACCAGTAGTGGTTGGCGTGTACCGTTGCCCGCCTCACCTGATCCCTAGACCAGAACCACTACCTTGCCTTGCGTTGGCTAGTCCGTATTGCTTATGGCCTAACCATGGCTGCGAACTCTACAGACCTGCTGAAGCCCCGTCAATACCAATTCGTTATATAACCTAGTGGTACTTATATTCAAAAGAATTGTCGCACTAGCATGAGAGAAGCGAAGGCGGCGGGGCCAGACTGAGCGCTCGAAGGCCGGCCGGAACAGGAGGCCGCCGGCGAAGACGGAAACCAGTGAAGCGAGCCAGGTGCTACCAGGGAAGCCATGGCAGTGACCAGGTAACGCACCAGGGCAGGGCAGGGCAAAAGAGGCAAGGCAGCCCCAGGGAGGAGGAGAGTCACCAGGGCGCACCAGGGAACCGAACCCGTACCAGGGAAGGGAGGAGGGAACGCACCAGGGAACCACCGGGCCGCCTACCAGGTTACTAGGCCGCAGAAGGTAGAACCGCGCTAGAACCTCTCCACGCGCCGTGCACCCGAACCTCTCGACGCAGGTGCGTACCCGCGAGGCAACTACGCACGCACAGCGCACGCGAGCTGTACCCCGCGCAGGCACGCGAAGAAACGCGCACGCAGGGGCATGGGGGCGCGCGGGCCTTCACGGTAGTGGGA